TATCACCTCTGTTCAGGTGGCCAAATTCAGTAAACCACTTCAGCCCCACCCCACCACCAATGGCAACAGAAAGTGATTTAGGCCATCCGACATACTCAAGCGCGGATGCAAAGGTCAGCGTCAGAGCACCACAAAGCAGAATCTCAAGCGTTTTTCGTTTCCAGCCGCCGCCACCGCCAAAATAGGCAATGCGCAAACCAGCCATAATAATTGACATAACCACTGCACCCAGCGGCGTATCTCCACGCCACCAACTTTGTAAGAGTTCCAGTAAGTCAGGCCAGGAATGAGGGGCATTGTGCATTTTCATAAGCCTCACCTCCGAGAGTTCGGATGGTGCTAAGTGTAAGATTCAGGCTCTCAGGCTTGCTAACAAGAAGTCGAGGATGTTTCCGGAGCCTAACAACGAAAAAGCCCCGGGACATGCCGGGGTCAGATGGAGTGCCAGATTAAGCTTCTGGCGGTATATACTCGTGTTTGATATCGTTAAATCGCCAAAAGTAACAATTCAAACAAAGAGGATTTTTATGTCTGAAAAAAACAAGCCACAAGATGAAAATAAACCTCAGCAACCCGTGGCACCAAAACCAACTCCAACACAAAGTACTACAGACTTTGCTACACGTCGTGTTTTTGTTGGAGATTCTGCCGACTCAGTCATTGAACATATAAAAAAACAGCCGAGATAAACATCGCCGCTACCGGAGCAAGGATGGTATACATCCTTGCTTTATCGAGACTCGTGCGGATTTTCTCATTTTCCAACAGTAACTCTCTTGCTGTATCACTCAAGTCAACAAGGCGATACCTTCGTATAAGCGGCAATAACTTATCAGGTCCTAAATATCCTGCATCAGCGAATATTTTAAAGCTCGAGGGCTCCATATCCTTATATTTTTCATGATATAGATGATCAGGAGGGGCATTGATCAGGCCCCTAACCTTCACAGATAAACCAGTACATATCAAGTAAATGGCGCACCATGTCCATAGTAATGTAAATGTGGTAATTCCGGCGGTGAGAAAATCGAAATTAGTTTTCTGTGTCAGCAATAAAAAAGATGAACCAATTCCAACAATCTGAATGTTCAGAAGTTTGTATCCATTCTCAACATTGGTTTTGTTAGAAAGATGAATCTCTCGTATCGTCTCTTCCCCTTGTTTTTCAAGATAATCGACGAGCTCATCATCTACTCCTAAAAAATAATCTTTAGGTAGTTCTCTCATCTCACCTCCACATCCTGTACTGAAAACAATTTTACCAGAATGTCTCGATTCTAGGTATTCCGCCAGGAATCTCGTTCCAGAAATGAAACATCAGGTTCGCCAGTACCAGAAACAACAAAACCCGCTCAATGGCGGGTTCTGGTAAAGTTCATGCGCTTGGTTCGCCTCGCGATACAGCTTTGCGAAGCAAAGCCGGAATTGAAGCAGTTTACGCGTAAAAAATCAAGCTATTTTTTGAGCAAATGATTCTCGCATGGGAATATATAGGGCATACTCAGCAACAGCCAACCAATTAGCAATTCGCTTTTCGCATGTGCTAAAACACCACTCAGGATGTGCATCATTTAGCAATTCAGCCATTTTGCGCTTAGTCATCCCCCGTCCTTCATACCGTTGCCGGAGGACACTAATCAATCCAGGATGCTCTGCCAGCACCTCACTTATGACTCTATCAATACATAACGCCTCTGCATCAGTACAATGCGCCAGCCAGGTCTTTAGCTTGCCATTGATCATCTCTCGCAAAAACGCTTCCAGCTCAGGTTTCTCTATTCCCGCTTTTTTCATCCTGCGCAGGGCTTCATTGACGGCTGTTTTCGTCAATTTTTTGGATGCCAGCAACTGGTTAAACATATTTCCCGTCTTACCGCCGCCAATATACGACCAGCGCCCCCACATGCGCAGTTTTCCCTGAATCCAGACACTTTCCAGCGTGGTGAGACGAAGGTGTTCCCCGCTTTTGCCTGTATTTGTTGGGTAAATCATAAATAACCTTCCTTTCTCCAGATTTCTTGTGTGCGAAAAACACCTTCTGCATGCATCAGGCGTAATTCTTCTTTGGTGTAATCGCTGGTTTTTACCCGCCCGTCGATTAAATCGTGGCATGAGCTACAGGCAATCGCTGCCTGCATATCGTGTGGTTTTGTCGCTGTTCCGCACGTCCCCGACAGCCTGTAATGCGCCAGCACAGATGTTTCGGGATTGTGATTGCAGTAGCCAGGAATTCTGACGGTGCACATCTGCCCCCGCGCCGCTTTACGTAAATCCACCATTACGCAAACTCCAGTAACTGTGCGGCCACATTTTCGACTTCCTCCGGAGAGGAAAATTTACGGAACAGGATCCAGTTCCACAGCACATTCAGTACAGATTTATAAACCTGCTGAAACTCGGTTTCGTCCATGTTCGCAAATGCGATAGATTTTGCCCTGCGCCCACGACTACCATCAGGATAAATATACTCGGTGTAAAATCCTGCCTGAATGGTTACCCACTCGCGGAAAGCGTCAAACGACTTTAGCAATGCCGTATCCCGGGTTCTGCATGTCGCAACGGTATTAAGGTATTGCTCTGCGGCATCACTCAGGGCTGGAGTGTGTTCCCGACCTACTGATTCGCACAGGTAATCAACGAAGCCCGATACCAGTTTTCGTTCGCGAGGCGTGATCGCCCCACCGACCGGAGTCCAGTAATCGAATCCCAGTTGCAGGAGTTTGAAAAAACGCTTGTGGAATGCGTAGTTACGCACACGCTTAAAGTCTGCGTGTATCCACTCACCTATTTTGATTTGATGCAAAAAATCGCAACTCTCCGGCGTCGCCGGGAGAAGTAAACCAGAAGAGGTTTGTTTGACCAGTTGTATATGCGCCATTTCTCAATCTCTCGATGGCGCAGCGCAGCAGATGCCAGTTGTTCAGGCTGACGAATAAAGTATAAATAAACTGGCTATGGTGTAAAGCCCCACATAGCATGAACAAACACTACATATCAAATAGCTGGTACAAGGATAGAAATACGACATTTATTATTAAAAACGATTAGATAAATTACATTTTAATGTTATGCAAAAGTTCTTTTTTATCATAACATTTCAATAAAAGCATTACAGATGCAATCATCCCGTCATCATCAATTATTTAAGGTGGTTAAACATGGAAAATAACAAGTTCGCACATCTCGCTCCTTTTTTATCCGTAATCCTTTTCGCTTGTTGTTTTATATGGGCATTATTTTTATAAAGTAGCCACATGATAAGTTGCTGGAATCATATTTCCCACTCAAGTCATTAACATTTGATAAGATATATCTAAAAGGACGCCTTTACATTATTTATGTGTATATAATTTATTTATATACACAGTAAAGGCATCCTGGGAAAATATTTATCGTTAAAAAATACATCATAAATAATTAAGCTGAAATTTCAGAACACAACTAATACACACAATAAGGTTCAGTAACAATAATCTATGTGGACTACATCGAGATTTTTTGATTAAACTTTAATAACTTATTCCTAACACACAGAATGCATAAACTAAAAGTAAAACAAATAGTTATACGAAAAACAACCATATTTATTATATCTTCTCCTCTAATCAACATATCAATTATGTGTTTCATAACAGCTTGACATAACCCTCAAAAACACGCATTTATAATGCATGTTTTTGAGGAGGTGGTTATGACACACAAGAGAATTCCTAAAGATTGGGTAATCAAACGCTCAACTCCGTTCTTCACAAAAGAGAACGTACCTTCAGCGTTATTAACACATCATAATACAGCAGCAGGTGTTTTTGGGCAGTTGTGCGTAATGGAAGGCACTGTAACATATTATGGTTTTACTGATGAGAATGCTACTGAACCGGAGATAAAAGTAGTCATTAATGCTGGCGCTTTTGCAACAAGCCCACCACAATACTGGCACCGTGTTGAACTAAGCGATGATGCTCAGTTTAATATTAACTTTTGGGTCGCTCCAGACTTCTCGGGCGAAAAAGTCTATAGCACCAAAAAATAGATGATCATATTAAAAATGCTTTAACAGTCAGACCCGGCAGGGCTATCCCCGACGGGTCTCATTTTTGTAAATATATTGGTTCTACATTGACAGGAGACTTCAACCATAAGAAGTAATCTGAATACTTGAGCAATAAATTTACTTAAGATTAATGAGCGCACCTTGCCGGACAAAGATAAACCAAGGTAACACCTTTTTTCTAGCCAGTATGTAATCAATCAGAAAGCCGCTCCATAAGAACAACAGCAAGACAATAAATTGCCATTACAGCCGCAATAGCCAGCGCACATTTGAGAACCAGCACGACAACCCCCTGTATTAGACGCACACCAGTCCTGATAAATATGAAGCTGTCTCGTCAGTGATTCAATACAACTATTGGGTATAGTTTCTGTGATTTTATTCTGTAGAAATGGAACACAACAACCAGTCACCACCAGCACTTCTTTAAATACGCCAAGTCCGACGCAAGCTAACCTTCTAGTCCGCTTTGAGCGAAAAGCAGACTGTCACGCGTTGAAGTTAATTGTATTACTTAGATAAACACTATCATTTTCCTGACGTTAAGTTGTATCTTTGATAGGATTAAAAAACGTATAGATAGCTTATGCTACTGAGGGAATAAAAATGACGAAAATTAGTGAACGATGGAAGCACAATGGCATTACTGAAGGTTATTGCAATATTTGTGGGAAATATGGCTTGCTCACAAAAGATCATGTTCCTCCAAAGTGCGCCATAACCTTAGGCCCTGTTTTGCAGAAAACAGTTAGCGAATTTTTTGGTATTCAGGAACCAGTTAAACCATTAAATGCTAAAAATGGCTCTTATTTCAGAACCATTTGCAGCCACTGTAACAATAAGGTATTAGGTGGGCTCGATGTTGCAATTGAAAATGTAACAAAGTCCTTTAAAGAACAGTTAAGTCGATATATGAATGGTATGAATGTATATCCATTCATTAGAATACCTTTTGATAGCATATCTTTCACTAAGGCTATGATTGGGCACGTGCTATCAGCAACTTCAGTTGAAGATTGTAAAAAAGAACCCGTAGATAGCCCCTTCTATACACCTTTAAAGGATTATGTTTTGGGTAAAAATTCAAGTTTTGAGGAAACTCATGATATTTACTACTGGTTTTACCCACACAGAATGCACATATCCGCTCAAAGTGTAGCATTTATGAACGAAGGACATGTGGCATTTATTTGTGCTTTACATTTTTTTCCTATCGGTTTTATTATCACAATGAAAAATGAAGGAACATACCCTGCCCACTCTACAAAATTAGAACTTGAAGATAAATTCCTTACATTTAATATGACCTCTATAAATTATGAGTATACGACATTTCCATTTGTAAATCTTAAGGGAAACCAAATGTATGCGATAAGCAACGGTCATACTTGTGTGAGTTATCCAATAATTAAGTGACGGCTAAATCATACAATCTACGCATGTTCACTTTCTACATATACCATCTATAATGTCCGCTGTTGGCACA